TCTGAGAGTTAGGGTTTACCCTAAGGCCATGCACCATTCCGGTGCAGCGTAGTTTGTCAATTAGGGAAAACCCTAGTGTTGTATTGCAACAACATTATGGGGTAAATTGTTGCAATGCAACATTGTCATTTTACATAATATCTAGCCGATCCCCCTATCGCTGTCTCGCATACGCGTAAATTGTGCAATGCAACAAGTTAGTACTCACTAACCTGGCTGGCCGCACCAAATTGGTGCATTACAATTTGTTGCGTTGCACCAAGTTAGTACTTGCTAACTTACCGGATTGTGAGTGAGCGTTTACTTACTTGCCAAATTGTTGCGTTGCAATATGTTGCATTGCACCAAGTTAGTAAGTACTCACTAACCTGGCTGCACCAACTTGGTGCGCTGGGTGTGTGGCAATTTGCAATAAGAATTCTTTGAAATGCCAAGGGGGTATGTTGTTTTGACGCCACACCCCCAAGTTTGACTCCCTGACGGCCGGGCCGGGGAGGCTCACACTAAGACCAAGCTTTTTCAAATTTCCCTTATATTTTTTATTTTTTTTGTAAAAAACCATAATAGTTGTATAGAACTAGGATGAACGTCCCCAATGTCTATACATACTATGGATAGTTCTATACATACCCTGTCACGCTGTAAGCCATTGATTGCAAACAGAAAAAGACTGTTTTTTGCATTTTGGAGACAGGGTATCCATAGTAATTTGTTATTTTTTATTTTTTAATTTAAAAAAATAAAATAAAGTTATAGGGTAATATGCGTTTTGACCCTGTCTTCTATGGATACCCTGTCTTTTAAACTGGAATCCCCTTTGGAATCAATAACTTATCCGAGCCACGGAGTGTATAGAACTAGGCTAAAAACAACAATTTGGGGCAGGGAGTGTATAGAGTTTGCATAAGTAGATGTATGAAGAGAATTAATCCACAAACCAATCGACCATACAAACTGGGTGACTTTCACCAGGGGATGTATTTCTACAACTATCGGTCTGACATCCTTGCCAACGGTTTTCGTGGCGAAAGGTGGCTGACTGAAGAAGCGCTGGAGCGGGCGATTGCCAGAGACAAACTAGCCAAGATGAAAAAACGGCGGCAAGCTGGAAAGCTGCCTAGGGTGCTAAAGTCTGCGACCGTCCATGCCTAATCTGTACGTTTACCAAATCAAAGGAATCCTTGAGAAAGAAAACAAGGACATTGGCGGTATCAGAGTACTGGTTTGCGATAAAGATATTTTTGAGACAGTCGATGTGCCACCAGAGATATTTGATAAAGGAACCTTACAGTATTTGAAATTCCGTTTGGCAGTAAATGATTTTTTAGATGTGCGTAAATTACCCTATGTGGTTCAAAACAAAATCCGCATCCCAATAAATCACTGGCTTGATAATTGGATTATTAAGGAAAGAATCCTTGGCAATAGCAAGTGATACACCAGTCCCGATTGTTGGGGGATGGAAATTGGCGCATCAATTAACCACTAAGGATTATGTATATTCTTGGGATGGTTATCCTGTACCGATTAAAACCATCCAACAATATACCCCCAAAGAAATGTTTGATGTGCAGTTAAAGGATGGCATTTATGTGCAGGTAGATAATCATACTACCTTCCCCGCATTTACTATGCAAAACCGCCAAAGAGAATCTCGGCATAAAGGAAAATATAAACGCCATTATATTCAGAAGTATTACAGCCCGACCCAGTTACTAGAAAAGGGATTAACGGATAGGCGGGGCTGGAATATATTCTCGATTGAAAATGCCAAGCCATTACAGTACCCAACTGAAGACCATCCAGTGCCCCCGTTCATTGCTGGACTGTGGGCAGCCAAGTGGGGCAAAAAGGTGACATTTAATTTTGATCCCGATTGGATTGACTATGTACAAAAGAAAATCCGCTCCCATGGTTGGTTTACAGAACGCAAAGGCAACAGCCTAACTTTTAAGCAATCGATCAACACCACCTTTCTAACTCGGTATCAAACTGTTCCGACCAAGATACCGATTGAGTACACCTTTGGCAGTATCGATCAGCGTATTGAGTTTCTTCGCGGAATTGTTGCGATGAAACCAGGATGTTACAATTCACAGTTGGATCGCTTTTTAATCTTCTCGCGCAACATACGGTTTCTGACGGTGTTGCAAGGGATCTGTGAATCGTTGGGCATGAAGACCCAAGTGTTTAACAACAGTAGCTCGTTAACCCACCAGTTAACTTTTGCAACCACTATCCCGTTACATATTCACCAAAAACCAGTTAAGCGTACTAAAGGCGATAAGCGCCGCATGATAACCCAAGTGGAGAAAACAACACCGCGCCCCGTAGTGCACATCGAAACAGATGTACCGTTTGTAGTGGGGCAAGGATTCTTACCAATATGGCATTAAACCAAACACAAGAAAAGATCCTTGCATCTTTTGCACTGAAGAATGCCCACTGGCCAAAAGACCAGTTGGCTCTAGCCCTATGGCGGGTACGGTGGGAGTTGCAAGCACTACCCCATCAACGAGAACCCGAGGACGGTGAATATGACATCATGCTTATGCTTGCTGGTCGTGGCGCAGGTAAAACTTACACAGCTTCCAACTGGGTGGGACAGCGTGCGGCTATTTACAATGGAACGCGTTGGTTGGTCACAGCCCCAACCAGTAACGACATCCGGGCAACTTGCTTTGAGGGTGACTCTGGCCTTTTAAACATCATCCCCAATGAGTTAGTTGAAACTTATAACAAATCGCTGTTTGAGATTACGCTCAAGAACGGCTCGATCATTCAAGGCATTCCAGCGTCAGAACCAGAACGCTATCGTGGTAAACAGTTCCATGGTGGCTGGTATGACGAGCTTGCCGCGTTTGACTACCTTGACGATGCATGGGATCAAGCCCAGTTCACCATGCGTCTACGCGATCCACGCATACCACGCGTGCAACAGATTGTCACCACCACGCCCAAACCCAGAGAACTGATCGTAGATCTGAATGAGGGCAAGGTTGGTGGCGATGTCTATGTGGTCAATGCCAGCTCGTATGAAAACCGCGCCAATTTATCATCATCGTTTTTTAAAGCGTTGGAAACATACGAAGGCACTGACTTAGGTAAGCAAGAGATCTACGGTGCAATCCTAGATCCAGAAGATGCGGGTATTGTAAAGCGTCGCTGGTTTAAACTCTGGCCAGCTGAAAAACCCAGCCCCACGATTGAATACCTCATTGCCAGCTACGATCCTGCTACCTCAGAGAAAACGGCTAACGACCCGACTGCTTGCTCAGTCTGGGGCGTATTTGAATCGACTGACATTGGTACTGCAATCATTATGCTTGATGCATGGGATGCCCACCTTGGGTATCCAGAATTGCGTCGCAAGGTAATTGATGATTTTAAAGAAGTGGTCTATGCTGCCGATAATACTTTTGGTAAAGGCAGAAAGGCTGATCTAATTCTCATGGAAGATAAGTCAGCTGGTATTAGTTTAATCCAAGAACTACAAGGCGCTGGTGTTCCAGTGCGTGGTTACAACCCTGGCAAAGCGGATAAGGTGCAGCGATTAAACATTGTGGCACCTTTGATTGCTAAGGGCAAAGTGTATATCCCCGAAGATCCAGACAAACCCGGCGAAGTAGCGCCATGGGCAAAACGATTCATACGCCAAGTGTGTTCGTTCCCAGAAGCGGGAGGGCATGATGACTATGTGGACACTTTGTCACAAGCCTTGCGTGTTTTGCGTGACTCTGGATGGATCCAGCTGGATTTCCTACCCGCTCGTGACTTTGAATATATTGACGATGAGCTCAGAAAGAAAAGATATAACCCCTATGCAGTTTAGGGCGAACACCCCCTTATTTTTGCATAAGTAGTTATAGATATGACGATCTCCCCAATTAAATCCCCGCAAGAGATGATCCTAGAGCAAGCTGGTGTTCCACACCTAGCTGGCGGAGGACAACCGCCATTAGCACAGCAACAAGCCGCTTTGGCAGTAGGAGCTCAAGGTGGATTTAAACCAGCGGTTACTCGTTATAAACCCGATAATCCTATTACGGGGTTTCGTGCTGCGGGTAGTGGAAAGCTTGAATCGCTTCCTACCACTTTTGACAAAGACAAAATTACGCGTTATGTCAATGCGTATAATGACGCAAAAGATCAATTTGGTTTGCCAGACTTTACACCAGAGCAAATGGTCAATAGGCTTTTGGTAGAGGGTCGTTCAGACTTAGGGTATAATAAGTTTGACACCAATAACAAGATGGCAAACAAAATTTATCAAACAATGCAAAGTTATGGTTACGATGATGCCGCCGGTTTTCCAGCTGCAATCTACGCAACCCATCAACGAGCAAAAGCAAACAATGTTCCATTTGATGTAGCATGGAACGGCATGGGTAGAAGTAAAGAAACTGGGTTAACTGGTTGGGATTATCACCAGCGTATGAATGATAGTTCTTATGCAGCAACCCATCCACAAAATGCTCCATTGTTGCAACATGTCTCACAAATAATGCAACCCCCACAAGCAAGCGATGCGGATCCTAACGCAACAAATGCAGTAAACCTCCTTGGTAATACCAACATGCCACAACCTACAGTAGGTTCTGCCATGTTTAAAAAAGGTGGTACAGTAAAACCATTTCATGATATAAGCAAAGTGCTTATTCAAAAACATATATCTGGAAAATAATTAATGGCAAAAGCACCACAACTTCCAATTCAATCGGGAGCAAACCTCGCTTCATTAGACCATGACATAACTGCGGAACAAGGTCGTCAAGAAGAAAATGAAATTGACAGCTTTGAAGATGCGCTAGGTCTTGATCCAGATGTTAATTTACAAGAAGATGTAATTGAGCAAGAAGATGGCTCTGTCATTATCAATTACATGCCAACCGAAGGACCAATCAAAAATCCAGAGTTCTATGCGAACTTAGCGGAAGAATTTGATGAGCAGATGCTTAATGAGCTTGCCATTGAGTTTTTAGATCTGATCGATGTTGATCGGGAAGCTCGCAAAGAAAGAGATAAGCAATATGAAGATGGTTTACGTCGTACTGGTCTTGGTAAGGACGCTCCTGGTGGCGCTACTTTTGATGGCGCTTCTAAGGTCGTTCATCCCGTTATGGCAGAATCTTGTGTTGATTTTGCCGCATCAGCCACTCGCGAACTTCTTCCACCTGAAGGGATTGTAAAGTCCCACATTCGTGGTGAAGATACGAAGGATCGCAGTGAAACTGCAGAGCGTAAAGCTAACTTTATGAACTGGCAGTTAACAGAACAAATTCAAGAATATCGTGACGAGATGGAGCAAATGCTCACTCAGTTACCTTTGGGAGGTTCACAGTATTTGAAGTGGCGTTTTGATTATGAACTCAAGCGTCCTACTTGTGAATGGATTCCAATTGATAATATTCTGTTGCCTTACGCAACAACCAACTTTTATACTTCAGCTCGTGTAACTGAAGTTCAAGACATTACTGAAGATATTTTCAGACAGCGTATTGATCAAGGTATTTATCGTGATGTAGATAACATCTACGCACCAGCAATTGATACAACTGAAGAGACACGCTCCAAAAAAGCCAACGATAAGATTGAAGGTATCGAGCGCCCACAGAAAAATGTGGACGGTATTCGTCGCATTTATGAAATTACTTGTTTCCTTCGCCTTGATGATGATTCAGAAACAGAAGGTCGTCGTGCTCCTTACATCTTGACGATTGATGAGTCAACCAATGAAGTATTAGCACTTTATAGAAACTGGGCATACGGCGATGAAAAACTCGAAAAACTGGATTGGTATGTTGAGTTCAAGTTTATTCCTTGGCGTGGAGCTTACGCTATTGGACTCCCTCATCTTATTGGTGGCCTTGCTGCTGCTCTTACCGGGTCTTTGCGTGCTCTTCTTGATGCTGCTCATATCAACAACAGCCAGACAATGCTTAAACTCAAAGGTGGCCGCATTGGAGGACAGTCTGACCGAATCGAACCAACCCAAGTAATTGAAATTGAAGGTGCTCCTGGTGTAGATGATGTGCGTAAATTGGCAATGCCATTACCATTTAACCAGCCATCTTCTGTATTAATGCAATTATTAGGCTGGCTAACCGATGCCGCTAAAGGTGTTGTCACAACATCTGAAGAAAAAATCAAAGATGTTAACTCCAACGCACCCGTTGGTACAACTCAAGCGTTGATTGAACAAGGCGCTAAGGTATTTTCAAGCATTCATGCTCGTTTACACCGCTCACAAGCCAAGTCCTTAAACATTCTTTCCAGAATTAACCACTGGTATTTGGAAGAAATGGATAATGATTCTGGTGAAATCATTGAAATTCGTGATTTTGCCAGCAATAATGACATCCGCCCAGTATCTGATCCCAATATTTTTTCAGAAACTCAGCGTTTAGCTCAAGCACAAGCCGTTTTACAGCTGGCAACTAGTGCACCACAGCTCTATGACATCCGTCAAGCCCATGTTCGCATCTTAAAACAGCTTAAAGTACCTAATATTCAAGAAATTTTGCCTTCACCCGATGGTGTCAACGAATCAAACCCTGCTTTGGAGAATGTCTCCATGGTTATGGGCAAAATGGCAGCCGCTTTCCCCGACCAAGATCACCTTGCCCACATTAGAATTCATTTAATGTTTGCAATTGATCCAAATTACGGTGCAAATCCGATTATTGGCCCCGCGTTTGCCAGAAATGTACTTGAGCACATCAAACAGCACATGACTTTGTACTATTTACAGTCTATGCGTAATGAAGTTGCTATGGCATCTAACGGAAAAGATATTTTAAAGCTAAACGAAGAGCGCTCATTAGACAAAGAAAGCCAACAAGCCCTTGCAATTGCTGCTGGCTTTGTTGCACAACAGACACAACAAGATTTCCAATCATTCTTGCCTATTATTCAGAAGTTAGCGCAACAAGTTCAGCAAGCTCAACAAGCTCAGATTGAACAAGCTGCTCTTGCCGACCCAACAGCGCAAGTATTAATGAAAACACAGATGGCTGAAACTCAACGCAAAGCTGGTGAAGCTCAAGCTAGACTGCAATCTGAGAATCAAGCTCAGCAACAAGAGTTCCAACTCAAATTGGCTGAGTTGCAAACCAAAGTTCAAGAGTTGCAAGTCAAATACAGCACTCAAACCAGCATTGATAACCAAAGTAATGCAACCGACATTGCTATGGCTAACATTAACAATGCGGCTAAAGAGCGTGTGGCTATGATTAATGCTAAAGCACAAATGAGTCAGCAACAAGTTGCTCTGGATGCTGAACAAAACCAATCTGCCATGGACGCAATCAATGCGGCTAACCAAGATATTCGTCAACATGGTTTGGCAGTACAGCAACAAGCATTCCAGCAACAATCGCAACAAGTTCAACAACAAATTGAAGC